TTCAGGACGTGTCATTCAGTCTCCAGAACCCGAACTCGGCAACTGCCGCAACAGCAGGCGCTCCGGCTCCGGCTTCAACATTCGGTGAGCAGGCCTTCATGAATGGTGCCATCCGTGCAAACGGGGGTGCTGGTGTAACCGGTATTGCGCCTTACGGCATTCCGTTGGTAGAAGTTCCGCTTCTGCCCGAGACTGTCGCTGGTGACTATTCCGGTGCTTCCGGTAATCATGGTTATGTCGAGCTGACATTCCCCAACAATAAAATTGTGGGTCTGCACAGAGACATCACCGTCTACCGTCAGTTCCAGCCAAAGACGGATACGATTGAGTATACACAATTTATGCGTCTTGCAAATAACATCGAGCATGTTGAGCCGTTTGTTATTGCTAAGAACGTCAAACTGCGCACACTGTAATACCCTATAGCGGTTAAAGGGGCGGGGTGGGGAAACATCCCATCTCGCCCCTTTGCCATATAAAATAAAATTATCCATAGGATACGATTGATTTATTTTTGAATACATGATAAAATTAGATATATGACTGAAAAAGAAAACGTTATCACGTCAAAAGATGTGAACCCAAAAACGCCAAAGCAAAAAAAAATCAAAGAAGATACGCCGTCAGAGCCGGTTGTTAAAAATGAAAAAGTTTTAATTTACTTTGAAAGCGGAGTAGCATATCAAACACCTTCCGGTTTTAGATTTAGCAAAGAACAAAATAGAATGGCAGAAGTTGACAAAGAACAAGCAATCTTATTATTGAGACTTCCTAATTTTAGATTGCCTAGTGACGAAGAAAAAGAATTCTACTATAATAATTTGGAGGCTTAGTAATGGCTGGAAATCTTTCTGATTATCTTGAAAATAAATTAATTGATCATTTTCTTGGCACAACAACATTTACAAAACCCGATGCCGTATATGTTGGTCTTTATAGCGTAGCGCCTTCTGATGCTGGTGGTGGAACAGAAATTAGCGGGGGCTCTTATGCTCGCCAATCTGCTGCATTTAGCGCATCTTCGTCTGGCGCAACGTCAAATAGTGCCAATGTTGATTTTGTCGGAATGCCAGCTGTTACTGTTGTCGCCATTGGCATTCACGATGCATCTACAGCCGGCAATCTACTTTTATGGGGAACACTTACAACAAATAAAACAACGGATGCGGGAGATACATTAAGAATTGCTACGGGCGATCTTGATATTAGTATTGACTAAGGAGAGTCTATGTTAAGAAGAGAATTTAGTGGTGGTGTACTAAGAACAACACTTTCTGCAAATATCAATAACTCCGTGGGTTCTTTTTCTGTCACAGACGCATCAACATTTCCCACTGGGACCCATCCTTTTGTAATTGTTATTGATAGAGGTAGCGCGGCAGAGGAAAAAGTTTTAATTACATCCAGAAACGGAAATACATTCACTGTTGAAACCAGAGGTTATGATGGCTCAACAGCTAATACACATAACTCTGGTGCTTTTGTTGATCATGTTCTTGATGCAACGGTTATTCAAGATATGAATGAAACAACATATGATAATGAAGTTTTAGTTTGGATGGGGGTTTAAATGCCTACCTTAACACCTAAAAACTTTTTTATCGGATCCAATGTTGGGGCCGGGTCTAATGTATATACTGTTGCAAACACAGTTGGGAACTACTCAATAATTAAAAATATTAATTTATGCAATACGACAGCATCAAATGCCACATGCAGTATTCATTTGCTTGTTGATGCCGCAACTGTTGGTAATTCAAATAAAATTGTAAGCAATGTAAATGTTTTAGCAAATGATGTAGTATTTTATAATACATCTATAGTTATACCAGCTAATAGCAAAATTCATATTACACAGGTAACAGCAAATGCTATAACATTTGCAATTAGTGGTATTGAATATGCCTAATTTAAGCAGTTCACTATTATCTCAAGTTGTAGAATCATCTAGTTTTGCTATATCAATATCTGAAACAGCTCCGGCGATAGCGTCTGAGGGAGATTTATGGTATGAATCTGATACGGGAAGAATTTATATTTATTATGATGAATATTGGAGTGAACTTGGTGCTATTTCAAATGGTGAAGTAAATTCAACAAACATGGATGGAGGGCATGCCAATTCTGTTTATGGGGGCATACTCGCCATCACTGGAGGTTCTGCATAAATGGCTGTACAAATTCAATTCCGACGCGATACTGCTGCCAACTGGACCTCCGCTAACCCAACCCTTGCCCAGGGCGAACTCGGTCTGGAGACCGACACCGCACGGTATAAAATCGGTGATGGTTCTACTGCTTGGGCGAGCCTTACATATTCGTCGTTGCCGTCCAATGCAATTAATACAAATATCATTGACGCAAAAGGTGACTTGCTTGTTGGTACGGCGGACAACACCATTGCACGCTTGGCGGTTGGAGCGGTTGCCAATTATGTTCTGATGGTGGATTCATCCACTGCGACGGGTTTAAAATGGGCTGCAATTCCTCCCTCTGGCGGGTTATCAACATCAACAGAAGGAGCAATTATGATTATGGATATTGGGGTATAATAGTGTATAATGTAAAAGGAGTGTGACATGGCAGTAGGAGATAGAACGGAACAAAGACTGGGCGGTCCGACACAGTTGGGTACGACCACGACGACTGTTGCAACCGTTGCAGCTTCAAGAGTTGAGGTTGTTAAACAGATCATCATTTGCAACACCGACACGGTGGACAGGGCGGTGACGCTGGCTATTGGTTCGGCTGCGACGGTTGCCAACAGGCTTTTTTCGGCGTTGCCGATCGGTGCCAATGACGTGATGGTGTTTGACACGGCGCTCGTTTTGACGGCTGGTGAAACCTTGCAGGGTTTGGCGGATGCCGCCAGCGTCGTCAATGTCACGGTCGTTGGGTGGGAAAAAGAGGTCTGATTTAGATGGGTGTCCAATCCGTCTACGGAGCCACGAGGCTTGGTCCTCAGACGCTTGCCGTTGAGTTCCTGTTGGTCGGTGGCGGCGGTTCGGGCGGCGATTACAACGCAGGCAACGCTCAGGGCGGCGGCGGTGGCGGTGGCGGCGGCGGTCTCGTCACAGGAAGCGGCGTCGTCGGCAAGACCACCTACACGGTGAAAGTCGGAGCGGGAGGCGCACCGACGGTGACGCAACGCCAAGGAAACAACGGTTCGGCGTCGTCGTTCATCTCGTCGGCTAACGGCGGCGGTTCGGGCGGTTTTCAACGCGGCGGTTCAGGCGGCTCAGGCGGCGGCGCAGGCGCATATGCTCCAGGCGGCGGTACGGCGGTCAGCGGTGAAGGCAACGCAGGGGGAAACTCGTCTGGAACAGTCCCGAACGGCGCAGGCGGCGGCGGCGGTGCTGGTGCGGCTGGCGCAAACGGCGGCGGCGGCAGTTCGGGCAACGGCGGCGCAGGTGCTGCCAACTCAATCACGGGAACTTCCGTGACTTATGCAGGCGGCGGTGGCGGCGGTGGCGATGTGCCGACGACAGGCGGTTCGGGCGGTGGCGGTGCAGGCTATATGACAGGAACACCAGGCACACCCAATACAGGCGGCGGCGGAGGTGGAGGAAGCTCTGGCGCGGGCGGCGCTGGCGGCTCAGGCATCGTCGTCATCCGCTACCTCACGAGCGAGGCACGGAATCTGACCATCACCGGCGGCATAAGGCAAGAGGGACCCCCGGGAGCGCCTCTTTATACCGTTCATACTTTTACTTCCAGCGGAAACTTTGTCGTTACCGGAACCGCATCACCAACGGATTCGGTGAGTGCGTACGGAGTCGCCACAGGCGGAACGGTGATAGCCAACCCGGCGCTAATCAACGGGCAAAACTACAGGATACTGCAGTTCACGGAATCGGGCACGCTGACGGTGACGAAGGCCGGGTTGTTTGATGTGTTGATGGTCGGTAGTGGGGGTGCTGGTGCAGGAATGACAAACGGCTTTGGCGGCGGTGGCGGTGCGGGCGGCGTAGACATCTCAACGGTCTACCTATCCACTAATCAGACTGTGACTGTCGGCGGTGGCACGGCATACGGCGCACGAATTGGAACATCAAGCAGGCTCGGCACCAAGCCCGACAGTATCGTCGTGGCAGGCGGCGGTAGTGGCGGCGGTCAGCACATTGCTTCCGACAGGCATTTGGCGTTTGGTGGCGCATCTGGTGGCGGCGGAATGGGAACAGGAAACTCAATATTCATTCTTGGTGCGACAGGTATTGATGGTGGTGACGGTGGCAACGGTCAAGCAGCGGACAGCCAAGCGGGCGGTGGCGGTGGTGGTAATACTGCCAACGGAACTAACGGTTCGGGCACGGTAGGCGGAAACGGTGGCGCAGGATACGACGCATCAACATTCAGGGGTGAAGTCGCAGGGACGACACGATATGGAGGCGGCGGCGGTGGTGGTGGTACTTCTGGCGGCACAGGCGGTGTTGGCGGTGGCGGTAATCGTGGCTCGGCTGGCTCAGTGAATACAGGCGGTGGCGGTGGTGGCGCAACTAGCGCAGGTGGCACAGGTTTCGCAGGCGGCTCAGGCATCGTGCTGGTCAGGTTCAAGGTGGCGTAATGAGCGTCTCTAATGCACGTAGACCCAAGGTTCTAAGAGAGCGCAACACTCTCGCCGTCGAGTATCTGCTGGTCGGCGGCGGTGGAGGCGGCGGCAAATACCACAACATGGGTGGCGATAACGGCGGTGGCGGTGGTGCTGGCGGTTTCGTCACAGGCTCAGGCACCATCGGCAAGGCGACCTACACCGTGAAGGTCGGCGCATCAGGCGCAGGCGCAACCGTGCAGGGTGGGTTCGGGCGCAACGGCACAGCATCATCGTTCATCGATTCGGCTAACGGTGGTGGTGGCGGTGGCGCAATTTCTTACGGGAATGTCGGCGGTTCGGGCGGCGGCGCGGGAGGCGGTAGTGCAGCAGCGTCGGGTGGCACGGGTGTGTCGGGCGAAGGCAACAACGGCGGTAGCACAACGATAATATCGAGCGGTGGCGGCGGTGGCGGCGGTGCAGGCGGCGCAGGCAGCAACGGAACGGCTAGCACAGGCGGTGCAGGCGGCGCAGGCACGGCGAACTCGTTCACGGGTTCATCGGTGACTTACGCAGGCGGCGGCGGTGGCTCAGGAAACTCAGGCGGTTTGGGCGGTTCTGGTGGCGGCGGTCGCGGTGCGGATGCTAATAGTAGCAACACGACGAGCGGTACACCGAACACGGGCGGCGGTGGTGGTGGCACAAATAATTATGCCAACGGCGGCAACGGTGGCTCAGGCATCGTCGTCATCCGCTATTTGACGAGCGACGCAACTGGCTTGACGGTGACTGGCGGAACAAAGACGGTCGGGCCAGCAGGAACACCCCTATACACCGTTCACACATACACCTCATCGGGAACTTTTACGGTCGCTGGTACGACATCGGTGACCGATACGGCGGGATTTTATGGAACCGCCACTGGTGGAACCGTCATAGCCGACCCGGTGCCAATCAACGGACAAAATTACAGAATCCTGCAGTTCACCGCATCGGGCACATTGACGGTGACGAAGGCGGGCCTGTTTGAT